CTGTGTATCCATTTTGTACTTGGTCAAAGAAACCTGCACCAATGCCTTTAACGTCTGCAAGTGTCAAGCCTGAGCCGGCTGCGTTAAGTCTTGATTGTGCGACTGCAAACGCATCCTCAACACCTTTAAGGTATTCTTGAGCGCTTGTGACACCTGCGCCATACCATTGCGCGGCAGCATTGAGACCTATGCGATTTGCAACGTCGTTAGCCGACTTGACTAGAGCGTTGACACCCTCTGGCCCTGTAATGTTTTCTTGTGCGCCGAGTACCAATTCGTGTGCAATGGCTGCACCGGACTCACCGCCGGCAGCCAAGACCGCCTGCAGACTCTCTTGCGATAGACCACGTTTAAGTAGCGTCTCAACATCTGTGCCGTAGGTGATAATGCCTTGCACTTGGTCGCGTAGACCTTGTAAAAAACCTGCACCTGTTTCGTCTCCAGCCTCTTTTGCGTCAGCAAAACTAAACGCAGATTTAATACCATCTGAGACGGACTTTCCAAAATCGTTAAATGCCTCTCGTGCATCCATTAATCCTGTTTTGGCTTTGTCTAATGACTCGAGCAAATCTTGATTTAATGTGTCGGCGGCCTCTTTAACGGCTTTGGCTGTTTCCTCTCTTAAAGTTTGTGCGGCATCCTCTGCGGCTTTTTTTAGTTCTTTAAGTTTGTCTGCGGCTTTTTTAGTGGTATCACTAAGACCGCCTAGACCTTTATCTTGTTCTTTAATTTTCTCAGTTGTATATGCTGTTGCATAGGCGGCTTTAAGTTGCATTGCATTAGAGCCAAATAACAACTCTGAGGTACTGCCTAGTCGTGAGTTTGTTTCTTTGCCTACATTGTTTTGCTCAACCTGTGCGGCTGTTAAATCTTTTGTTTTATTCTTAAAGATTGTCAACGCACCCATTGCCACGACAAGACCGGCAGCAATAGCGGCTGCACCTACACCTAGTGTCATGGCAGTATTCTTTGCCGTTTCCGATGCAGCCATTGCCCAGTTAAGTGCAGTGGCGACAATCATTACAGCGTTAGCGGCCTTTTGTACTGCGACATACGTTGCAATTGCTGTAGCAATACCTGCAATGCCTGTGCCAATAGCAATTACAACATTGACGTGGTTTGCAGCCCAGTCAGAGAACTTGACAAGCATTGGTATGACGGCCTCGAGCGCAGGCAGCAATGCCAGACCTAGACTTTCTTTCATGTCGGTAAATGCACCGTTCATTAATGCAAGTTGGCCTTTAGCGCTTTTGCCGGCAACGTCGGCTGCACCCTTAAAATTGTTGCCGAGTACTTTTACAACTTCGCTAAGACCTGCACCGTCTCTAATCATCTTTGTGATCTCTGGAGACAATCCTTTTAGGCCTTTGAGGTTGCCTGCGTAGGCTGCGGCCAATGCGTCAGTGACAGCGCGTAAGTCTTGACCTGTGCCGGCTTGGATGTCCATTGCCAAAGTCATGGCCTCTTGCGCTTTGGTAAGTGAACCTGTGCCTCTCACAAGTTGTGCAAAGGCTGGTCGCAACTCATCGTCTGCAACACCGGATGCTCGAGACATCTGCGTGATCATTGTTTCTGTTGCTGCAATTACTTCGTCACTTGCACCGACAGTGTTTTTAAGTGCCTGTGCTAATTGGACTTGGCTTTCTTGATCCTCGATGGCTGCCTTAACAGCAAAACCACCGGCAACAGCCAATGCACCCAATGCGGCAATTGCCGGCACAAATGCCTTTTCTAATACAAATCCGGCTTTTTGACCGTTAGTTTCTAATTGTTTTAGTTGCAGAATGGCTTGCTCAAAACCTTTGCCGCCAAGACTGGAAATGATTGGTATGTTAATTGCCATTGGGTCTCTCAATGTTTCTGTTCATGAGTTCTACAACTCTTTGCAAGATTTTGCGTACATCCTCTGTTACTTGTAATTTATTTTTTGCTACGGCAATATCAATTGCGCGTGGCGCTCTGCCAGCCTCTTTAGTTAGGTTTGTTGCAAATAGAGAATTACCGCCTCGTACACCTGCATGGTCAAAGATCGCGCCAGCCGGGTCAATCTGTTGTATGACCATCAGACCGTAAGGTTTAGCGCCATAAGCAATCTGTTCAGAGTGAGTAACTACACCATCAGTAGTGCGCTTAAATGTCACATACCGTTCTTTGCTAGCAGCCTGACCAACCTTAACCTTAAAACCTTGACGTGCTAAATCGTTATTCCATCGAGTAGGTCTGCCTTTAATAATGTTGCCGCGTACCATGCCAGACAAAGGTGCGCCGTTATTTAATGAGTTAGGAAAAGTTTTAATTAAATAACGTGCATCATTAATAATTACATCGCCACTGGCTTTAATATCTTTAGTAATTTGTCGACGGTATTTAGCATCAAAAGAATTAAGTTCTTTTAATATCTCTCGAGCGCCAACAATTCTTACAGCAGTTACGCCAGCCATTAGCGCTTGCCGTGTTGCTTGTTAAGTATCTCGATTACAGCGTTCATGTCGTCTGCCTCAAATGTAATCTCTCCGGGCCAGTAACCGGTGGCAACAAGGATTTCTGCCAGCGCTCGCCTTACTGATCCGGGTCGGCTTTTGGGTCTAATGACTCAAGTACATCAATCGATTTAACTAGTGCAATGAATTGGTCAAGCGTTCCCGGCACTGTTGTACCGCCTGCGCGTGTCGCCTCGTAACACAAGTAAGCCAAATCCTCAACACCAATACCCGATGCCATCTCTGACGCTTTGCGTTTGTACTTGCGTTCCCACGCAACAATCGTTGAGAGGTTGGTTACTACCTCGTTTATTGTGCCATCATTAAATGTGGCTTTAAGTCTTAATTGCATCTTGCCTCTTTCGTGTCGGGCCGTTGCCGGCGAGAATTAATTAAGCGACTGCTACTGAGTATGCGCCACCAGTAAAGGTGATGTCAATGGTATCAAGCGCGCCAAGTTGACCGTTGACGATTGGCAATGACTCCATGTATGAGGCAGTGAGTGTTGACTCTGGATTTGTTGCTGATGTGGCAGCGCTGGTTGGCTTGACTTTGACAGTTACTTGCGTGCCAACGAGAGCCTTAAGTGTGGCGTAAGTTTCTGATGCAGCAAATGAGTTGTACATCGTCACGGTGAGTGTGCTGTTTTCTAGGCCGCCAACGTATGAGCGATTGGTCTGACCAAATGCGGTGGACTCAAGCGACTCGATCATGCGCGTGAAAACTGCTGACGTGCATTGATCGCTCATATCAACGGCGTTGATCGTGACTACAGGATTAGATAGGTAAGTGCTGGTGGCCATGTGGGTTACTCCTCGTTGGTGTCTTTAATAGGTTTATCAGATTTTGTGCTCTTGCTGGTGGATTTAATAAACCCACCCTCAATTAGCGCCTCAATGTTGACACCATCAGCAGGCTCATAGGTATCGCCTACTGTGCCCAATCTTGGTGATGCAATAACGTATGCCATGTTTTATGTCCTAACTTTGTGCCTGCACATTGATGTTTAGATCATACGCTGCCAACTCGCTGCCACCGATGATAGCAATAGTTGGCCTGCCATCGGTAACACCTATTTGAGCGCTTACAACTTTTGCTGCCAAGTTCATCAGGCTGCGTTGAGCATCCAAGTTGCCCGGCCCAAGAGTCAACAATCTGACCGGATATGACAGCGTAAACACGGCGCGGCTGAAACCTGTAAAGGATGGCGCGTCAATGAACACGCATGGCGGCGAGATATTGCGTGGGTCTGTTACTACCTGTAAGCCTGTAACGGCGCTGAGAGTGGCTGCCAAGTTGTCTAGCGCGGTGTTAAACAGATCGGTGTAGGCAACTGGTGTGGGCATTAGGCAACCTGTGCGCGGTTGACACCTAGCAACTGTTTGATCATTGGACTAAGGCCGTTAGACCCACCAGAGACCATGCCATCAAACGAGGCAAAGTCTGTGACAGAGCCACGCTGACGGTACAAGAAACCGCCATAAGCGCGTGTGCCTAAACCTACGGCTGTTGATGGCAGCACTGTTAGCGAGTCGTGGTAGCCAGCCTCTTGTCTCCTTAGAAAACAAAAGGCTGACGATGCAGCCGCACACAATGTAAGAAACGTGGCATCGGCAGCGGTCGCTGTACCAATACCTAACCAATCCTCTACATCGGTTGCAGATACCCAAGTGCACACCTGATTGTAAGTAAGAGTGCCAGTGGTGGTTGCTACTCGATCAACGTCTGTGCCAGTGCACCGGTACAAAACCTGATTAGGTAATGCCACGTTTGTGTTGTACAACGGGAAACCATCAGAGTCAATACCAATGTACAAATACTGTGGCAAACCTTGCACAACAAACGTGCCGTTAAATGGTACGGCAACTGATGCGATAGTGACACTCTCACCAATAGCGATCTCTGTTGGCTCAAGTGTTTGCACTACCGCATAGTTGTCTAGCAATTGCTTGCTGGTGACTGTGTAATTACTCATGGCGGTGAGGCCGCCTCTCGACTAAGCCTGTGTGATCTTTTGGATCATGTTTGCGTTGGCCTTAAAAGTTGCCGCATAACCGAACACGCTCATTTGGCGGCCAAGTGTTGATGGCAACTCAACTGAGAGCATCCCACGATCTTGGCGGTACACCTCAAAAGCGTTCTTGTTCATGATGACCATTGTCTTGGCAGCAAAGTTGTTATCAACAACAATCTCTAAGCCGAGTGGGTTCATACCTGACCATGATGCAGCCGAGCCAGCGCCGAGCGAGTTCTGACCGTTGAGACCCGGTGCGCCGATTGCTGGAAAGATTGGGCGGCCTGTGGTGTCAACAAGTTGACCCATCAATGCCCACGTTGCTGGATCAACAAAGATGTGTGTTGGCAACATATTTGTGGCCTGCGATGAAACAACTGCTGCATCGTAGATTGATTTCATCAAGTCGGTTACTGACAAATCCCACACTCCAGCGGATGTTGCTGCGGTGAGCAAGTTGTCTGCTGCGTAGTTGTCAATCGCTACAAGGTACTGACCAGCCAAATCTTGCACAATGATCTGCATTGCGGCAGGATCGGTAAAGTCAATGACTTGGTAGGACAGTGTTGCTTGTCCAGCAAAAGTTACTTTTGTAACTGTGTTGGATGCAATCACTGCGGTTGTTGCTGATACTGCGGTGAGTTCAGTTGATTGCTGTGCAGCGGTTGGATGGGTTGTCCAAGTTGGTCGGATGAAAGTTGCACCTGCACCACCGTTTGGCATTGCGCGCGTACCAAGTGCGTTGAGCACTGGCGCAATGTAGTTGATGTCTTGGAACACTGGGCCAAGAATTGGCGTAGGCACGATACCGGCATCATTGCTCAATACGTTGTCTCCAGCGGCTGCCTCAAGTGGTGACTTGTGGTATGCGCGGTAATCGGCAAACACTAGTTGTGCTGATGCTGCGACCTCGCCGCCTTTGTGCATTGCTGAGATCCACTCGCCTGCGTTTGGCAAACGTGGCTCGCGCTTTGCTGATGCAAAAATTGGTGCAGTTGGGATGGTTGCCTCTACTGCCTCGACTGGTGTTGTTTCGCTCATGGGTTCTGTCTCCTGTGTAGGTTCTGTTTCTATAGTACTTATTTCTGGCTCATCTTGTGGGATACTCGCCGCGATCTCTGTGATCTGTGCACCTGCAAATGCTGGCACGGCAACAACGCTTAACTCTGTCCACGTTGCAGCGCTGATTTCCATAACGCCTGCCTCGTCATAACTAAAAGATGTAGGCGTAATCCCAATGGAAACGCTGTCTAAAACGCCGTCTTTCATAAGGGTCATTGCCTCGTTGCCTTGCACTGTGTCGCTGATCTTGGCTGTAAAGAGCATCCCTGCACTCGTGCTTTCTCTAGACACCACTAAGCCGATTGCGCTAGTGGAGTCATGGTTCATAAATAGTCGAGGTGCTTTGCCGTCAACTGGCAGCGCGCCCTCAAGCACCCTGACCGTTGTGCCGTCTGAGACGGTTGCATCTACGCCGTAAGGTACGGCAATGCCTGAGATGGTGCGGCGTGCCATGCCGTCTGGCCCGGCTGCGTCAATGGTTACTGCCTCTGCGGTGAACTTGATCATGATGAGTACGGTACTCCATTGTTGCGTGGTGGTTGTGGCATCTCTGCTATATCGGCTTTTTCCATTAGATCGCCGTCAATAAAATCGTCAATGTCAAACTCAACGCAAGTGTTATTTGGTAGCACGTTGTTTGCTGACAATGTTTGTGTGATGCACTCTGCGATCTGTTTACAGCCAAATGTCCACAAGTCTTGGCGCGCCTCAGTGCTGTTGGTATAGGCGTATGAGCCAACCGAGATATTTAGCAAGTAGGCGGGTACGCCACAAACGCGCGACATTTCCATTGCCTGAAACTCTGCCGAGTCAACTAAGAGCATTTTGTCCGGACTAGTTTGCGTTTCCAAGTAGTGCACCTCAGGCGATAAAGCCGCCGTCTGGTTTGTCGCTCTGGCAGAATTAAAACTCGCTGCGAGATCGCCCAACTCGGAGGAACTAAGCGGCTCTGATCCAGCCTGCACTTGCAACACTCCAGCCGGTATTGCACTAGATGCGTTTCTAAAGCGCGCATCCTCAAGTTTGATAGATGTGGCAATAGCCTTTTGTGATGAGTACACAATGCCCGGTTGACCGTTTAAGAATTGCACTAAATCTTTAGGGTTGATTTCGCCGCCGTTAAAGTACACCTCTTTTGATGGTGCAAACCAAACGCCTGCCGGACTACCAGCCTGATCGCGTATGGTGCACATTGCGGCTGGTAAACGTGTGAACGATGCAGGGTAGCCATCAGCGGTGCGTTCTGTGATATACCAAAACGCTCGACCAAACATCATTAAATCTGAAACTGTCCAAGACAAAATATGGTTGTTTGTATTTGATTTGTCAATGCGGCGTAACCATGATCGAGGCGCAAGCGGCACTTGTTCCATTTCCTCGCCGTTCCACATTTCTGTGTACATTTTTAATTTCATTGATGCGATCACTGATGCAATCAATTGTTGTGCACGCGCAATTGTTGGCACGCTCATTGCTTGACTAAAGAGCACACCCTCTGTGTAGGTGTAATACTGGCCCACCATTGCAGCGCCTTGATTGCTGTTGTAACTTGAGCCAGCGGCAGCGGCTTTAGTTGGCGGTGGTGAGATCGCCGCTTTAGATTTAGAGAAAAGTGCCATGCTCTTAGTGTGTCATATCCTGTCTAGTTTGTGGTGGCATCGGCCCGGTATGCGATGCGGTATCCCGACGATAAGCAAGCATCAGGCCGATGCCATATCACACATTAGAGGCTAAACGCTGATGATCGTGGGCTTGTTTGCAAAGATAGGTTTTGAGGCAAGAGCGACAGCAAACACCATTGCTCGACACGCCGAGATATCGCCCGGTGATCTGGTGCTAGACAATGTGAGCACACCGTTGTGCTTAATCGCTACAGCGCGCTCTACCTGATCTATCAATTGCGCTTGCCCTGAGTGCGTAATGCGTTTTTCTGTAATGAGCGCTCTGACCGCGCCTGTCCATTTGACTACCTCACGATGGCCAACCACTGTTTTGCGATGTGCGTAGATCGGTGGGCAATGCAAATCTATTGATGGCACTAACGCCAGTTTTAGCATTGGTGATTGCTCGATCTCGGCTGCGACATATTCCCACATCTCTTTTATGGTGTCTGCCACAAACACAATGCGGCAACGTGTGTACAGGCCGTCTTGTACGGCACGTACACCCACATACCGTGAGTCATCTACGGCAGACTCAATTGCAAGCACACCGTTATTGGGCATTGGTAGATCGTTGGCTAGATCAGTGAATTGACCCGGCTCAATCCATGAGTGTTGAGATTGCACAAAAATGTTAACGGATGCGCGCAAGAAACTATTGCGATCTGGTGATTGTGCCTCAGCCTCAATCACCGACATTTCTAATAAACCCTCTGCTAGTGCAGGATTGGAATATCGCCAAGCCGCTGGTGTCATGTAGTCCATTACTGGTGGCGAGTATTCAGCAAAGTAGAGTGCCGTGTTTTTGCCTGAGTCAATTGCGCGCAAGCCTTGTGATCGCCACCTTAGCATGGATTTTGATGACGCGTCACCAGCGGTGCTGAAACCTGCCATTAGAGGGTTTTTGCGTGCACGCATAGCCGGCATTAAACCGTTATCAATTGCTTCCTCGCTGACGGCCCACCACTCATCAACGATGCACAAATCAATTGAGTAACCGTGACCGACACCGGGCGTGGCAGCGCGCGGCATCCACTGTGAGCCGTCTGGCATTGTGAGCACTTGACGGCCATAAGACCAGATCACCGTTGCACCAAACTTTGTCTCAAGAATTGGTGCAAGATAATTAAAGAGCACTGTTGCCAAATCAAGTTTGTGAGCGACCGACATTACTAATTGTTTATTGCCACGCGCTTTACCTTGCGTGCAAAGAAACCATCCAAGCAACGCGGCAATGGTGACGGTCTTGCCGTTTTGTCTGGCCACCGATGTGTAAGACACTCGATGCACCCACACCTCTTTGCCATTTACCACGTTGTACGCCGTCATCCCTGCAAGCACCCGGCGTTGCCACCTCATCAATTTGACGTTAAGTACCTTTTCCGCAAAATCTGCAATGTCTTGGGAGTGATCTAAACAACCACTGTGCGCGGTCGTTTCTAATCTCGGCTGATCACCGCCAAGCACGGCCGGTTCAGGCTGATCGCTCAAAACCCTTGCTGGTGTTGGATGGGATAGGGAAATAGGGGAG